GCATGGACAAAAAATAGAATTACAAAAAATCCTGGTTATGAAATAGATTTGACTGAATACTCAGTAGAAAATCGTAGAAAAATTGAAACCTCAGATGATTTCATGTATGAGACTGTGACAATTTCAGGATAGAACCCTGTAAAAAGTTCTGATTTTACATAATCAGACAATTTATGGAACTTAGAAAAGAAAAAACTCACAATTTGACTATTCAAAATAAACTTCATGAAAAAATTCGCAATGATGAAGACTACGACGATTGGGAATATGGAACAGAACCCAGATACGAAATGCCTATAAATACGAATAAATAAACGAAGATCCTATAAAAAGTGCCTCTTCAAAAAATTTCTAGGGGTTTCAAGGACATTTCACTGTCAATGAAGCGTCATCCAGTTACCAATGATATCCTTCCATTGAAAAATGAGGATGCAATCAAGCGTGCTGTTCAAAATTTGGTTAGAATTAAAGTTGGAGAGGTATTTTTTAACAATCTAATTGGCACTAGAATTAGCGGAGCGTTATTTGAACTAGCAACAAGTGATTTTACTGCTCCAATAAAGACAGAAATTGAAACCGTTATTACAAACTTTGAGCCAAGAGTTGTACTAAAAAGCGTTGAAGTTGATCCAGATCCTGATAATAATGCACTAGAAGTTACAATATCTTATGACATAGTTGGTTTATCAACGCCTACGCAGACAGTTACCTTCATCTTAGAACCAACTAGACTATAATGGCACTAACACAATTTACAAATTTAAATTTTGAGGATATAAAATCCTCAATTAAAGATTATCTAAGAGCAAATACAAACTTTACAGACTATGACTTTGAGGGATCTAATCTTTCAGTCATTATAAATTTGCTTGCATATAATTCTTATATCACTGCCTATAACACAAATATGGTGGTGAATGAAACTTTTATCGATTCCGCAACATTGCGTGAAAATGTTGTATCTCTTGCACGCAATATTGGGTATGTTCCTCGTTCAAAGCGTGCAGCAAAAGCAACTGTAGACTTTTTTGTTACTGGATTTTCAACAACAACAGACACAATTTCATTTCAACCTGGAGTTGTTGCAAATGGAAGCGTTTCTGATGTTAATTTTATCTTCTCTTTACCAGAAAAAGTTACCGTAGCGGCAGATAGTGGCACTTCTTCGGGAAGTTTAGAGATCTATCAGGGACAATATCTTGAAAATTCGTGGACAGTTAATAATTCTCAACCAAATCAACGATATATTATTCCAAATGATAGCGTTGATACTTCAACTTTACGTGTAAGAGTAAAAAATACCTCTACAGATACCACTTCTACAGAGTATAAACTAGTAGATAACATTCTTGGCATCACTTCTACGTCGAATATTTACTTAATTCAAGAGACAACAGACGAAAAATACGAAATTTTATTTGGTGATGATATTTTTGGTAAAAAATTACAATCAGGAAACGTAATTACTGCCTCATATATCAAAACAAACGGTAAAGATGGCAATGGTGTATCTGATTTTAGATTTGCTGGAACAATTTTTGATGAAAATAACGCAAATATAACGTCTTTTAGTGTAGATTTGACTGCTCAAGTACCATCTGAGAATGGAGATGAGATAGAACCAGTCGAAAGTGTCAAATATTACGCTCCTAGACTATATTCATCACAGCATAGAGCAGTTACTGCAAGTGATTATGAAGCAATTTTACCAACTCTATACCCAAATATTGAAAGTGTAAGTGCATATGGTGGTGAGGATCTAAATCCACCCCAATACGGAAGAGTTTTTATTGCAGCAAAACCTAGAAATGGATCTTTCCTATCAGATTTTACTAAAAAGCAACTTTTACAATCGTTAAAGAATTATTCTGTTGCAGGAATTGTACCTCAATTTGAAGATTTGAAATATCTTTATGTTGAAATCGATAGTTACGTTTATTATAACACTAATTTTGTTGGAGATCCAAATAATCTAAAAACAGATGTGATTTCTGCAATCACTTCTTATTCTAGAAGTTCAGAAATGAACCAATTTGGTGGAAGATTTAAGTATAGTAAAATTTGTTCACTAATTGATAACGTCAATACTGCGATTACTTCAAATATCACAACTGTGAGGATCAGAAGAGATCTTGTTGCGAGTATAGGACAACCCGCACAATATGAGTTATGCTTTGTCAATCAATTTTATAACGGAAACCCAAAATATAATGTAAAAAGTACAGGATTTACTATTTTTGGCATAGAAGGAACTTGCTATTTTTCAGATACAGTTGTAAATGGTTCTAATATTGGTAATCTGTTCTTATTCCAAGAAATCTCTGATAAAGAAATTAATATTTTATCAACAAAGTTTGGAACAGTCAATTATGACACTGGTGAAATCCTTATAGATACTGTAAATATTACATCGACCAGTTTACCAGACAATATTATTGAAGTTCAAGCAATTCCTTTATCAAATGATGTTTTGGCGAGAAAGGAATTGTACTTGCAGTTGAATGTTGCTAAGAGTAATTTCTTTATGAAGCAAGATAGCATCTCATCAGGTGCAAACACTTCTGGAACAAGATTTGATGTTCAGTCAAGCTATCAAAACGGTAAAAAAACAAGATAACAGATGATTGAAACCTCCCTATCAAAAGTCAAAATCAATGAAATTATTCAGGGACAAATTCCCGAATATATTGATGTTGAAAATCCTTATTTTGGAGAATTCCTAAAGCAGTATTATTACTCTCAGGAGTATCAGGGAGGTCCTGTTGATATTGCAGATAATTTAGTTGAGTATAAAGGTTTAGATTATCTCAACACAAGAAATCTTATTGGATTTACATCATTAACATCATATATTAGTGGTGTTGATGAAACAATCTATGTAAATTCTACAGATGGTTGGCCATCACAATGGGGTCTACTAAAAATTGACAATGAGATCATTACCTATACAGGTATTGGATCTACTTCATTTACTGGATGTGTTCGCGGATTTAGTGGAATTGAAAAAAATACTAAAACTAATCAACCAGAATATCTAACATTTACTTCTAGTGGAATTTCAACTCATGCATCAAATGCAAGGGTCGAAAATCTAAGCAATATCTTTTTGAATGAATTTTTAAAGAAATTAAAAACTTTAGTTCTACCAGGATTTGAAGATAGAAGTCTAACTGGTGATCTTAATGAAAGTAATTTCATTAGACAAGCAAAAGACTTTTATAAGTCAAAAGGAACTGAAGAAGCATTCAAAATCCTCTTCAAAGCACTATATGCTGAACAGGTTGAACTGGTTCAACCACAAAAATTTGTAATTAAACCATCAGATGCAGATTACATTAAAAATGATATATTAGTCTGCGAATCTATTAGTGGAAATCCCGTTAAAATTGAAGGACAAACATTATTTCAAGATACAACACCACTTCAAACTAGTGGATCAATTTATAACGTTGAAAAAGCAATAATAGATGGTAGAACATATTACAAAATTGCAATTTCAAAAGGAACTACAATTGGCAAATTCCTTCAAGTAGGAAAAACTTTTGTTACTAAAACATCTGGTGCTGGATCTACTATTATTAATGCTGATAGTACGGTAGGATTTGGTACAACAGGAAATCTAACCTACGAAGATCTTCAACTTTCTTATACAGATAAAAACTATACCCAATTCCTTGGTGTTTCTGGTATTACAACAACTGTAGGTATTAGCTCAACCGTTTTTGCTTCTGGACTTCAAGCATACTCATATGAAGATGGGGACTTGGATGCTCCAGTTTATCTGAATATTGTAGGGACAATTAATAATTTCAATGGACTTGCAATAAATCAGCAAGAAGAAAGCAATATCAATATAAAAACTTTAGGTATTGAACAAAAAGACACTAGATTTACTTCATGGATTTATAACACCCCAACAAAATATATTGTTAACAATATTATTTCATTAGGTTCTAATGTATATGAATTTTTATTCTTTTCGGATCATGTTCTCTATGTTGGTGATATTCTTGATATTGTAGATGAAGATAATAATACTATTGTAGGAACTTTACTTCAAATTATCAATAATAAAACAATTCAAGTCAATTGTTCTTCTTTAGATTTATCTAAAGAACATTTTATTAGAAGACAACTAAAGACAAATAAAGATTACACTGCAGATGTTCAAAACGTTTATTCTGCTGGTGCTGATGTATATGTTGCATCAAATAGTCTTCCACACTGGTCTATAAATCCCCAAAAGAGAATTAGAAATTTCACTACATCTGGAGTCGCAACAAATACACAAATTTTAATTACAGATCATCATTTCAATGATGGTGAACTTGTAATATACAAACCATCAAGTACAAATGGTGCTGTATCTGGATTGAGCACCAATCAATCTTACTATATTCGTAAAGTAGACGATAATACCATTTCACTTGCATATTCACTAGAGAATGCTCGTAGAGGTCAATATATCACTATTTTTGGATCTGCTGATTTATCTGGAATTACCACACATTCTCTAACTCCAAGTAATGTTGGTTTTTCTACAATTGGAGCACAAAAATTACTAAGAAAGTTTGTAGTCCCTGAGTATAGTGAGACTAAAAATGAGACAATTCAAGGTGGAGTTGGATTATTTGTCAATGGAGTAGAAATTTATTCTTATAAATCTACTGATAAAGTTTTTTATGGTCCAATTCAATCAGTTGGTGTTCTAAATGAAGGATCAAACTTTGATGTAATTAATCCTCCTAGACTTTCTGTTTATCAAGATGGGCATACTGGTGCGGGTTCATCTGTTGTTGCACATGTATCTGGAACTATTCAAGAAATTCTTGTTGATACTGAAGGATTAGATTATACAAGTACCCCAACAGTTTATATTAGTGGTGGTAATGGTTCTGCTACTGCAGAAGCAAAAATGAAGTTGGTTGCTCATCAAGTAGACTTTGATAGCACTAGCACTGGCGGTATTGTAGATACTGTTACTGATAAAATTACCTTTCCAGAAGCACATGGGTTCAAACATGGTGAAGAAATTATCTACAACACTCGTGGAACAACCCCTATTGGTCTTGGAACAACACCAGGAACACTTGTCAACGGTTCTTCGTATTTTGTCATCAAAAATAACGACTATACTATCTCATTAGCAGAAACAAGACAGAAAGCTCTTGTTGGCATTGCAACACTTGATATCACTTCCAATGGTCAAGGATTTCATGCTTTCTCTACTAAAGAAAGAAGACTAAAAGTTGATAAAGTTTATATTATTGAAAATGGAACATTCTACAATAGGGAGAATACAACAACTCTTGTTGGTATCAATACATTTACCGATATAATCACAATTAGTAACCATGGATATGCTTCTGGTGAAGAACTAAAGTATTCTACAACAGGATTATCGGTTGGTGGACTAAGTACATCAACAAAATATTACGCCATAAAAGTCGATAACAACCAATTTAGAGTATCAATTTCTACTAGTCTGACGAATTATGTTGGATTGACTAGTGTTGGATCTGGATACCACATTTTCAATTATCCATCAATTACAATCACTCTAAATGGTCCTCAAGGTATTACTACAGCAAACGCTACTGTTACTCCAATTGTAAGAGGATCCATATCTGATGTTCATGTAAAAGATGGTGGTGGTGATTTTGGATCAACAATTATCAATGATAATTATAAACCTGAAATCAGAATTATTGAAGGATCTAATGCATCACTAAGACCATTAATTGTAAATGGTAGACTTGATAGTGTTATTGTAAAAAGTGGTGGTTCAAATTATTTTAGTGTCCCAGATATTATTATCGATGGTGATGGTTCTGGTGCAAAGGCAAAAGCAAATATATCTAATGGTCAGATTATAAGCGTTGATGTTATTGATCAGGGTGGAGGATATACAACTAATGGAACAACAATTACTGCATCAACACCAGGACAAGGAGCAATATTCTCATCCAATCTAAAGGAATGGACAGTCAATCAAGTTGAAAGATATGCAAAAATTGGTGATGTAAGTTCTGATGATGGTTTCTATGAAACTGTAAGAAATACTAAACTTGGTAATCCTTATGTCAATTACTATGTTTCAAGAACTCTAAGAACTTTCTTAGGGGATAATGGATCTCAGCATTCTCCAATTTTAGGATATGCATATGATGGAAGTCCAATTTACGGACCATATGCATTTGCAAATTATACTGGAACTGGAGCACTAAAATATTTACAACCAAGTTATGCAAAGATTTCTGGTGCAAGAGTTGATGGACCAAATATTTCACAATATCCAGCAGGATTTTTTGTCGAAGACTTTACGTATGTTCAAGGTAGTGGTGATCTAGATGAATATAATGGTCGCTTTGCAATTACGCCAGAATATCCAAACGGTGTTTATGCATACTATACAACAGTTTCATCCTCTGTTGTAAACGACAATGGTAGTCCTTTCAGTGGAGTAAGACAACCAGTATTCCCATATGTAATCGGCAATTACTATAACTTCACTCCAAGCATTTTTAACTATGCTTATAATTCTACACAAGATATTGATCCCATTTCTTTAAGTTTAGTAAGAAATACTGATGCTTATAAGATCAATGATGGGTATGAATTTATTTCAAATTCAAATAAGAATACAACTATACAATCTAAGATTTCTAAAATAAAATCTGGAAGTGTAGAAAGAATTGATGTAGTAGAAAGTGGTTTAGATTATAATGTTGGAGATAGAATAGTATTCAATAATTCAAACACGTCTGGTTTTGGTGCTGTTGCAAAAGTATCAAAAATTATTGGTGTTGCAGTAACAGATATAACTTCATCAATAACAACTTTGAGTAATATTGATTTGGTATGTAACAATGCATCAGTAACTGCTATTTCAACAACTCCACATAATTTATCAGATAGTTCTTATGTAAGTATTGTTGGAATATCTTCTACGTCATTCAATAATATAACTGGAACATTTAGAATTGATGTAAAGAATGTAACTTCTGGTTTAGCAACTTCGATGCTAGCAACTGGACTTACAACTAGTGTCCAAATAACAGATCTTGCATCAAAGTTTTCTGTAAATGATATTATAAAAATTGACAATGAACAATTCCTGGTTACGGGAATTGATAAAGTAAATAATAAATTGAATTTGCTGAGAAGATATAATGGAACAATAGGCGCTGCACATACAAATCGCGCAGAAATTGTTCGCCTTGAAAAAGAATTCACTTACGAACTTGATAAGGTAGTTTCTCTATCAACTCCTAAAAATGAAATCGTATTTTTTGATGCCTCGTCCTCTGTTGGCGTTGGATTGACTTTTGGTGTTGGTATTGGAACAACTATTTCTTACATTGGAGCAGGAAATAGTCAGAAATCAATCTTTATACCTACTAGAAGTATTTTTCTACCAGACAATCCTCTGATCCACGGAGAGGAAGTTTTCTATAGTCCTGGTGCTGGTACTTCTTTGACATATTCATTGAATGGTAGTATAACATCTCCAATGCCATCAAAGATGTTTGTACAGAAACTTACAAAAGATTTGATTGCACTTACAAATGTAAAAACTGGTATAAATTCTGATTTATCACGAGTTTTCTTCAATGGAAATATTGGAATTGGTAATAGTCATTCCTTTACAACCAGAAGAAATGTCGTTACATGTAATGTAAAAACAGTAAATGTTGTTGTATCTACTGCATCTTCTCACCGATTGAGACCAGATGATGTCATTGATATGACAGTTGTCTCTACTGCTACAAGTGCAGTATCTGCAATATACGATCCAGTTACTCGATTTATAAGTATTGGTTCATCAATCAATCCTAGAATTGATGTTACTGTTGGAGATTACTTAGAATTTGATGTTTCTCATCCAAGTTTACTAAGCACTAAGTTAGAATTTTTCTTGGATCAAACTTATAATAAAACGTTTGTTGGATCTGGTGTATCTGCATTAGAAATTACAAATCAATTCGCACCAGGAATTACCTCGGCAAAAACGACAATACATTTTACAGAGCAAGTTCCTTCAATATTATACTATAGATTTACTTCTCAAAATCCGTCCAAGATTATTGAAATTAATAAAGATATTAATGAGTATTCAAAAATAGTTGTTCGTAATAGTAAGTTTACAGGAACACATTCACTGACGACAACAACAAATCAAACATTTACATATAATATTTTTGAAATACCAGAAAGAGTAGGTTATACCAGTGTATCATATATCAATTACATAACAAATTCTACTAACACAAAGGGATCCATTGCAAAAATTGATATTTTAGATGGTGGAAAAAATTATAAATCTACACCGAAAGTATCTGTAGCATCTACAACAGGTTCTTCTGCAACACTAAGGACATATGGATCAAACATTGGTTCTATTGATAGCGTTCAGATTTTAGATTTTGGATATGACTATCCATCAGACAAAACACTACAACCACAAGCAGCAGTTCCTCAAGTCATCATACTCAAAGATAATTATAGTGTTGATACTGTTGCAATTACCTCTACTGGATCAAAATATCTGTCTGCACCAGATCTAATTGTTTATAATAGAAAATCTAACACCGTCAATACAGAAGTAAGTCTTGTTGCTTCTTTATCTGGAAGTAGTGTTGGATCTATAAACATTGTCAACGCTGGAGGAAATCTCAAGAGCACTGATAATGATCTCATTGCAGTTAATAACACTAATGGTGTTGGAATTATTAGTGCTACGTATTCTGCACCAAATGTGACACTGAAATTACAAACACCAACTTCAGGATTTACTACATCTAATCCACTACCGTTTGCTGTTGGAGATCAAGTATTTGTTGAAAATGTTGGTGTTTCTACTGGTAAAGGATATAATTCAGCACAGTATGGTTATCGTTATTGGACAATTACTGGAGTAAACACTGCATTTGGACTAGTCAATCAAGCTACAATTTCTTATGCAGTAGATGAAAATCCTGGTGTTCATGATGGGTTGACATATGGAAGTGTATCAAATGTAAAAGATATTGCTACATTCAGTTTGACACTAAAAGAAGGTGAATTTTATAATGGCGAAGAAGTTTATACTAAAACATCATCAGCAAAAGTTATTACTGGAAAGGGTTCTGTAACAGATGTATTGAGAGTTGATAGTCTTGTTGGTCTCAATACTGGTGATTTGTTGAAAGGTAGAATTTCAGGTGCATCTGGAATTATTGAAAGTATGCAGAATTACTCTGGATACTTTGATGTCAATTCAACTATCTCAAAAGATTTTGGATGGGAAAGAGACACTGGAAAACTAAATGAATTTTTCCAGAGAATTCATGATAGCGATTACTACCAACAGTTTGCATATTCTCTAAAGAGTAAAGTTGGTATCAATAGTTGGAGTGAACCTGTTGATAGTTTAGGACATATTGCAGGTTTCAAAAAACATTCAGATTTACTTGTTCCATCTGATAGTCTTGCTGGACTTGGTAGCACTAGTGTATCAACTGGTATTGGATCTCAAGCAAGTACAATTGTATTGACCAATCCAGATGCTACAAAATTATATTGTAAGCATGATTGGGATCTTGTTTACGAAAAAACAAATAGTGATGCAACAATCAGCGATAAAATTATATTCAATTCAAATAGATTTGGTAGTTCTTTAATTTGTAAGTCTAACAGAGTACTTGAAATCGATGACATTAGTCCACAATTTTATTCTGATCCAGACATAAGTAGATCCATAGAACTTGATATTTTTGACATTAATCAAGCATCTGCAATTAAATATTATGCACAAGTTGTACTTGATACTTCATTAGGAATTGTTTTCAACGAAACACAATATACAGAATTTGTCGTTTCTCATAATGGTACGATATCGTTCAACAATCAATATTCTGATTTATCCGATGCATTTGATTTGGGCGATTTTAGTACTTCAATTTCTGGAACAACCGTATCAGTCCTATTTTCACCATATAATACAACGTTTACTTATGATATAACTTTCTACAAAGAAAAAATTGAACCTGGTGTTGGTGTTGGAACTACTTCATTTGGACATATCAAAAAAGTTGGAGTTTCATCTTTTATTGCATCATCTGGATCTCCAACACAACAGATTATTCAATCTATTAATGCCAACGAATTCAAGAGTGGTAGTGTAGTTGTTTCTGTCATTGGAGTAAATCAAAAAAATATTGTTGAAGCATCTTTCTTAGGAATAGGATCTACTGCTCAATATGTTGAGTTTGGTAAGATGGACAGTGGAGTTGGACTTGGAACGTTTAGTGTAGATATGACAGCAACAAATACACTTCATCTAAAGTGGTTACCTGCCGCTGGAGTTGGTGTAACGGTTGCTATGCTGTCCACCTTAGTTGGTGTTGCAACGACAGTTTCTAGCGGCATTCCAGGCACCTCTCGTGAAGTTGGAGATGCTTCTTTGGACTGCACTAGAACTACAATTTCTTCCTCTGCATCACCATCAGCAGAAATAATAGCAATTATTTCTTCCAACAATTATGTTTCTGTGAAGTACCTTGTAGAGATACATAATACAACAGATAATCAATATTCATTCTTCCATGTTGCCGCAAACATTTATGGTGATGTGATAAATTATATCAAATATAATAATCTTTCCACTTCAGTTGATCTCAGAAGAGATATACAAAATACTGATATGGTTGTTTCAGGATCTAATGGACTATTAAGATTTACTCCAAGGGCAAATAAAGCATACGTTGTAAGAACATCTGAAATTAGGATTGATAATCCAGATGATGTAGCATCTGATGTTGTCATAACCCTTCCATAAATACTCCAAAAAAGACATGGGATTTGAGTTAGGATCTGTAAATAAGCAATATAACTCAGCAACGGAAACCTTTAGGTATTCGTTCAATTTAACGCACGAAGGAGATCCTATCTTTCATAAAACATTTGATGGATCAGATAGTTCTGAAGTTTTACTTGGTGCAGATAGTTTTGTTATCAATAATCATTTTTTTGTAACTGGAGAACCGCTTTACTATAATGCTGGTCCAGGAAATTCTGCCATTGGTATTGATCACACTAGCACTGGTGTAGGTGGTGCTACAACTTTACCACAAAGAGTATTTGCAATAAAAATTAGTGAAAATAAATTCAAGGTTGCAGCTGCAGCAACTCTTGCAATTTCTGGAAATGCCATAGGTCTTACAACGGTTGGGGTGGGAACAACTCATACATTTACAGCAGAAAAACAAAATAGCAAGTGTATTATTGCTCTCGATAATGTTATTCAATCTCCCATCTATAAAAGAATAGGTGCTGCAACAACCCTATCATCGATAAACAATAGAATTATTCAAGTTAATGATATAAGTTTATTCAAGAATTATGATTTGATCCAAATTAATGATGAAATTATGAGGATACAAATTGTAGGTTTTAATGATATTTCTAATGAAATTTTAGTTGATAGAGCATGGATGGGAACAT